GGGGTCCCTTGAGCTCTCTTCTAGTTCAAAGAGCCTCATCAGGTATTTAGCATATGCTCGGACGCCCCGCATCCTCTTAAACTTACTTACAGGCACCTCATATACAGTAAGTGGCACCCTCACTATGGACAGCTCCGGCTCTACGTCCGGATCCGCGGACAGCCCCCCGTGCACCCTGTGGGTGCTACAAGCCGCAGAAACAATCGCGCTCTCGACCTGGAATATATCTGCAGCGCGCTCCTTTGCCCGTTGCATGAGCCGCCCACAAAGAGTAGAGGCTAATGAGCGTTGCTCAATTTCGTGGAGCCTGGTCTGCTGCGCTTCGAGGTAAGTCAGTGCTTCTTCAGGCACACCAGATTCCGCTCTCGCATGTACCGCGGTAGCACAAGCGCGCGTCAAGTATTGCGCGCCCGTAGCTGTCCTGGCAGCACGGTCAACACGCAGAAACTCTTCAATGCCGGCTACCACGTTCTTCGCCGGCTGGGTTCTTATATTAATCGTGGCGGCCTTGCGGAAGATGTCAACAGCGTCTTGTACCGAGTCCATGTACGCCAATACGTCATCACCGTTGTGCACAGCGTCACGCATAGACTTGGTAGCACCACACACTTCCAAGTACACCCTATTGAGCAGCGTGTTGATGAATGTCGTAAGTCTCCACCCCGACAGCAAGGTTCCGGCCGTCCGGTACGGGTCCGCTGTGACCACTGTCTGGTTCCACACACTCTTTAAGACCCAGTCCATCGCCTCGAGCTGATCGCGCGACATCCTCATGGAGAATACCGCCTTGTAAGCGATCAGGACCTCTGACATCGCGGCCAGCGAATGCTGAGAGTTAAAGTCTGCATAGTCAAGGCACATAGCGATACCGTCAGCGGAGGCCAAGTTAATGCGTTTCGCGACATATTCCTCGTTAGCCTTCCTGCCGACCGGAAAAACGTGCGATAGCGTTTCCTCAACGGCCGGCATCGCGAAGTCAGTCAGTAGGTACGAGGTCAGATCCGTGCCGTAAATAGCCCGATTCTTTGCCCACTCATACTTGACAGAGGGCCAAGCGCATATCTCCGGGCGTCGTTGCGTAAAATGGCCGATGTCATAGTCGGGCATCTTTACCACAGTGTAATGCTTCGTCCGCTCTAACAGCCCGTGCTCTATGAAGTCCGCATCCTCGGCGTACTGGGAGTGGACAGACCCAGATGGCGTAGAGGCCCATCGTCTCTGCCAAAATTCTGCCCATGACTCGGTCGAATAACCAGCCCCCTCCGCGACGCCCTGCTGAAGGATCCTAGTGGCCGCCTCCAACACCTGACCCGGCTTGACGACCACTAGGTCTGGAGAGACACGCCCGGATCTCTCACCTGCCCAGTCCACCTGCCCTATTCCTCTATTGGCCAATACCTGAAGCTCGAACATGTGTTCAAGCTTCGCGCCAAATAGATGCTGGTGCATCTTCATGTCGGCCGTCAAAGCCTTGGCCGCGATGATCCAATCATCCAGCCTTGCCGATCTCCAGAGCCCCTCAGACCGCATAACGGCCCTGACGGACTCAGACGAAGCCGAGACTGCCCAGAGCAATACGCCCGAAGCGAATGCCTCAGTTTCGCCAAATGGCTCGAGCCTGGCCAAAGCCGCGGCTGCATCTAGGAGCCGCACGTCGTCGGCCGCCCTGATTATCTCTTCCGGCCTGAACCACGAGTGGTGAAGACCCGTTACCGCTGACCTGGCCCACGCGATACCCATGTCTGAAAGCCGTACGTCCGCGCTGGCCCGGATAGCTTTAATGGCTTTATATGCCCTACCCATCCCAGGCACTGGTGCGCTACCCAAGGCCAGCTCAGGTCTAACACCGGCCGCCAGACACGCGTAGTCTAACATCGGTCTGCTGGCCAGCAGCGATATTCCGGCGACCTGCGCCACGTCCCGTACAGCCGCAGTCGCGTAACTGAGGACAGCATATACAAGAGTAAGCTGCCCATATGGTACCATTAGTGCCGGCATACTAGTGCCGGCGACATTGGTCATATAGACCGCAACTCCGAGGTTCCGCCTATATGGCTTGACCTCAACCAGAGAATAGTTAGCCGTTTCATGATTCGCCAAAGTAAGTACGCCGTTGTGGTAGCTCAGCAAGAGCGGGACAAAGTCCAGCTGTCGCACTAGCCTTCGTCGCCAGCCTGTTCGACCGGCTCCGGTTCCGGCTCGAGCCCCGCGCCAGGAGGTATAGGATCTGGGGGATGGTGCGAGGTAACCTGGCTGATCAGTTGAAAACCCGCCCGGTCGACCGTCGCACGGGAGTAGGCCTTCAAGATGACCGGGGCAAATTTGATGTCCTCGTCCGCGGGGATGTGGACCTCAGCAGCGGCTGCCGAAACGGGGACAAATGTGCCCCTCGTGCCTATTCTCGGCCCCTTAAGCGAGGTAACTGTGACGGCATCTGACACGCCGACTGTCACCGTCCACTCGTTAGTATCGCCGCCCATAGCCGGGAGTTGCGCCCATTTCCTTTTCCGTGGCGTGACCTCATGTATCAACACGTTAACCCTGTCCGGGCCTTCGACGTAGAAAGGCCTCGCCGCAGTGGAGGAGGCATTGGACGCCCAATTAGCCCTGCGACGTAAGCCGTTGTACGACATCTCGACATCGTAGCCCAACCACCTGGCAGCCATACCGAAACACCATGCCTTGTCGACGTTCTTAACGACCCAGCCGTCACCAAACATGTCGAAGTTGACTTTAAACCTACTAGACAAGGCTGTAAACGCCCCATCTTCAGGCATGCGTCCCAGCACCGTAGCAGGAGAGCACGGCGGCGGGACGCGAGTAACTTTGAGCCTACTCGTGCCAGCCTCGACTACGACGTCGTATCCCGTTAGCTCAAGATCAGTCACAGTCATGTCGATGATATAGTCCGAATCCTCATCCCAAGCATCGTATTGCAGCCCGTAGTTTAGCGGGACTGCGCAGTATACCTCACCCCCGGTAATGAGCGAAGCATAAGCGTAGTACGCAGCCGATGGCGATTCTCCGAATTTGTATTTCCCCAGTGTCGCTACGTCAGCTGTGTCGAGGTAAAATCCCCCTTCCACCAGGTACCTGCCCCATAGTGAGACCGCGTTATATAGGGACGACGGGACTATAGTTGCCAATCCCGTTGACTGCCACCAACGCCAAGTTTGGGTCACCGCAGCAGAGAGCCCGAATGCCTTGTCGTTTAAGAACACTCTGTACGAGCCTCTGAGGGCATCAAATGCCGGTAGGTGGACCGTGCGCCCGCGCTTTAGCCAAGCGAGACCTTCGGCTGTGTCAGGAACAGGGACGAGGGCCGTCTGGTGCATGATGGCCAAGGCGGCTTCAAATGAGCCCCATAGTCTGTTTACGTCCACGTATTTCTCCAGCGCGGCCCTAACGATGTGTGGCTTGATATCGGCCTTGACGTTAGCCAGGTTGACGTCGTTAGGCGCGTTGGCCATCATGACCTCACTCGCCAGCATCGGAACCTCAAGGTCGAAAGCAAGATCTGTGGTCCTGTGTCTGCCCCCGAGGTGTAGCAGGACAATGCTGGCCTCGAGCCCCTTGAGGCGCCTCAAATCAATAACCGGGAACTCTGAAGGCTCAGACATCATACGTTGGTCCCAGCCACTTACATTGGGAACGTCGTCTGGCAACCACGAGTCGTGCTTTACGTTGCCTGTAATTAGGCCGGCCATGTTAACTTTGATGTGTCCATCATTGTATTCACCCAAGTCTGCCTTCATCCCGCACTCTGCGTAGCTCAGAGTGTAATAAGTGGACAGAAGCGCGACAAGCAAAGCCATCTGTGAATCGTCTCTTATGTAACGATCCGCATTGGCAGCCACGTCGATCATTGCGTCCCGAGGTATACCCCCGGCCGCACGCATTGCAGCAACTAAGATCTCGGGCGTTATCTCGCCCGACTCGGACACCACTTCAGCATTGATCCCTCGCGGATCATGTAGTGGCATCCCTATCTCAACCTTAACCCTCCCTAACGCTGTGTAGCTCTCATTGGTTTCAAACTTTCGCTGAGCCTTAACCCGCCCATCATCCACCTCGATCTTAACATCGCGAGATACCGTAAAGGCACCAAACGCTGCTCGGACCGTGTGTTTGAGGGTCGGGAACGACCCGAAGAAGCCTAGAAGATTGTTCAACATGGGATAAAAGAAG